GTATGGCAAAATGGAGAAAGCAGTAACGAAGGAGATGTATGGTTGCAACAGGACCTGGTGGTGAGCCCTCAATAGGTGGGGTTGGCAGCCGCATTATGGGCGCCGTTAAGACGGCGCTAGACATCGATAGCAGTGCCCTTAACACGATCACTAAGGACATGCGCACCCTTAAACAGGTGATCAAAGAGACCAAGAAGGAGATTGAACTCCTTCAAAAAGCAGCTTCTGGTGCCCAAGGAAGCATGGCTGATATGGCCGGAGGCGGGTCCCAAACCGGTGCTGCTGGTACTCCTATGGTCAATATGTCAACGGGTAGCGGTAAGGGTAACCGAGCCCGTAGGGCAATGAACACAGCAATGGAGGGTATTGCTGAAGGCGAAGAAGGCGCCGCTATTGGGGGAACAAAGATGCAGCTCATGCGGGCTGCCGGTACAAAGATGGCCGCTCAAGGCGGAACCATGGGCCGGATTGGAACGGCCATGGGAGTGGGCGGCACGGCTGGAGCTGTCGCTGGTGGTGCGGTTGCTGCTGTAGCAGCCTACAACATGGTAGCTAACGCTTCCGCTGCCCGCATGGACCGAAGCCGGGAGTACGCGCTACAGGCTGACAAGATGTCAGTTTTGTATCAGCAGATGACCGGAAAGTCAATGCTTGGTGTGAGCTCCACATACCGTATGCCCCTTACCCAGTACCGACTGGGTGAGGGCGGTATTAACGCTCTAATGTCCATGGAAGCTTCTACGGGCATCAGCGGAAGGATGCAAGCGTCTAGCGTTGAGGCCGTTCGCACCCTAAGTGGTTACACCCTGAGTGCGTCTGATGTAGTAGGCCAGATCGGCTCATTGGCTTCGGCCCCGGTTGCTAACCGCATGTTCATGATGGGCGGCATCGGAATGATTGGCGCAGGTGGTAAGCAGCGCACACTTATGGAGGTAATGCAAAGCGTAGTAAAGTCTGCAAACCTTACCGACGAGAAAACACTGAACAGCGCCTTTGCCCCAGGATCAGTAACCCGTTCTAAGCTGCGTCTGATGGGTGTTCCAGAAGACATGCAGACCCAGATTCTGCAGTACGCAAGAGCCAACCTTGAGTATAGGAAGAAGGGCGGCTCGGGTATGTACAACCCAAGTCGAGAGTCAGACCGTCGCCGTATGGGCATCGAGGAGAACTTTGCTACCCAGGCAGAAGAGACTCAGAGGTTAGAAACTAAGCGTGAGGAAACCTTCTACCGTAGGCAAGCAGATAACTACGCTTATTTGGAGCGTCAGACCCAAAGCCTTACCAGAGCATTCGGGGCGCTGGAAGACAGCCTATCTGGGATCATTGGCTTCACCGGATCTAACCGCATTGCCAGTACCATAACAAACGGCATTATGGCTGGGGGTGACCCACAGATCACTGGAGGATCAACACCAAAGGCTGTGGTGTCATCAAAGTCGTCAACCCAACCTGACGCGCGTAAAGATGCTAGGACGTATGTACCACTTGGGGACACCGGCAAGTTGGTGTCGTTGGCAAACATCCAACAGAGGTCTGACTTTAAAGGGCTGAACCCCAAGGTAAAAGACCGCGTCCTAAACCTGATGCGGGATAACCCTGACATTGGTTGGGGTGGTGGCACCCGTGACTCACGCTATCAGGAACAGATGTTTACCAGCCGTTATGACAGGACCAGTGAACCAACCGGCGCAAACGGCAAACCCAACTGGTACTGGAATGGTTCTTACTGGAGGCTAAAGCCTGGTAACAACCCTGCTGCTCCTCCTGGAATGTCGATGCACGAAATTGGCCTTGCCGTAGACCTGGCTGGCAACATCAAGAAGGTTCCAAAGGTTGCATCAAAGTATGGCCTGAAGCACTTTGGTGATAAGAACGGGGAACCCTGGCACGTTCAGCCGTCCGAACTACCCGACGGTCGTAAGGGTTACGAGAACTCTGGGTCTCCATGGGGCAAAGCCCCTGCAGGTACTTCAGAACCACAAACCACAGCAGCCGGTGCTCCCGCACCATCCACGTCCAGCTCCAGTGGTAATACCCCTACCAACCGCAGTGCTTATAACACCAGCTACTTGAAGTACACCCCAACTGAGCACTCTTCGCCAACTTCGTCTTCCCCATCCGACAAGACATCATTCAGCGGTGCTGGAACTTCCATAAGTTCTAAGTTATCGTACACCCCAATATCCGGACGGATTCGCACAGGCGACCCAGAGATAACCACGCCTATGACTTCGCCAACGTCTGGGTACACCCCATCCATGGCTGCCACCCCCCAGGCTGGTTCATCTATACAAGGTAACCAACACAACTTAACATTCAACATAAACCCGGTTTTTAACGTGACTACTAATAACCCAAACTTTGATCTCAAGAAGACTGCGGGTGAACTAGTTAAAATTGTTAAGCGTGAGCTAGAGGCCGAAGCGATGAGGAGATACTGATGGGTTACCGTGACGAATCTAACTACGGTATAGAAAAGTTGAATGAGCCGTACACAGACGTACAGCAAACCAACCCACCGTTCTCTAAGTACTTTCAGGGAAACATTAGGTTTCTTGAAGCCGAGGCTGCCCTAAACAACAAACCTCAAAACTTTCAACTAAGTCGTGGGTACATAAGAAACTTAAAGCTTCCAGTTCTTGGTAACACCGCAATCTACAAATGCAAGTTTCAGTTTAACCCACAAGAGATTAAACAAAATGTGAGCATGCGCGAAGACATGTATCTCGCAATCTTGCAGGATCCAGCGCAGCTTGCACAACCAATTGGTGCCCAAATGAACTTTCAGTTTGATTTGTTCTTTGATCGCCAATACGAAATGTCAATTGGTACTTCTGAAACTATTGATCCCTTTGCTTCACTAGTTGGCGGGACAGGTGATCTTGATCAATCAGCGTATGACATTGGAGTATACGCAGACCTTCGCGTATTGTACGCCGTAATTGGTCAAGGGTTTAACCCAGAGCTTATTAACCAGCAACTTCAAACAACCGCAGCAGGCGCAGCCCGCGTTTTTGCGGCCAACAACCAGGGCAATGCTTCAGCTAGTGACACTACTGGGTCACAAGAAAGCGTGTTTAGTTTTGACAACGGTGAAGCAACTAAAGCTCTAACAGCTAACAAAGGTAACGCTGCCATTCTAATGCCTAACCCCGTTAGGGTTATGTTCTCTCCGTTGCTTATGGTCGATGGCTTTGTTACTGCAACTTCTGTTGACTTTTTAAAGTTCAACACAAAGATGGTGCCTACTCAATGCCGAGTAACACTAAGTATGAACGCAGTGTACGTGGGCTTTGCCACCGAAGACTCGTTCCTTACCATCCAGTTTAACGAGGCAATACGAGAACTGGAGCTGCAGCGAGAACGCAGTGTTGCGGCAAATAAACAACTTGGTGGGTTGCTTAAGAGCGCTATCAACTCAGTTACTTTTGGGTGGGCTAGGGACAGCGACGATGGCAAATCAAAGATTGACACATTTGATACAGACAAGTACTCGTTGTACACCTACGAACAGACCGGCGCAGCAAACTACTCAGACAGAAACTTCTTCTTCAGGTTTGATGATGTTGTACCCCATTCTGGGGACACTCCAGATGAGGACTACATCCTTGATGCGTACGAAAGCGGAGACAACTTAACCGTTACTTACGGATGGACGTACACTATTTATGGGTTTGAAGACGCCGAGACATCACAGAACGCAATGTTTTCTGCTGCCGCATCTGTAAACAAAGAGACTGGGGAAATTGACACCAGTTCTCAATACTATGTAGCGGGCTTTAAAAAACTTGGATTCTACAGCGGTACAAAATCTGCTTCATCAAAAGATGAGTGGGGACATGGAACTTCAGGTAGCGGGGCCAATTGGAGTAAAGCTCGAAGGTATTCTCGTCACAGCGAGTACGACGAAGAGAACGTAAACACCTCGGATGGAGCCCCCGCCGAGGAGCAAAGTGACGCACCACAAAGAGTTGACAAGTCAAACTCAAGACTACCTGTAGCGGGGTACTGCTATGTCAGATGGACTCTAGAACTGTCGGTTCAAAAGGACGATTTTGATCCGGTGTACCCAACGCTGTCTACGGGAGTGGGCTTTAATTTGCAGCAAGTTTACGGAAACAAAATAGTAAAAGACGAGGTAGTTCCTAACTCCTCTAGGAGCGTTAAAACCTTTTACTTGGATTGGCCCTGGCAATAAGGACGGAGTGGTATGGCTTCTTACAGATCATCTAGTCGTTATCGATTGTCATCCGGTGGGATGCTTGCTGAGCGCGTAGAAGAAGAGTCTAAGGTTTATTATCAGTATATATCTAGGCAGGGAGACACCTTCCAGGTGTTGGCCGCTCGTCTTTTGAATGACGGCAACAGGTACTGGGAGTTGGCGGACATCAACCCACAGGTACAGTGGCCTGATGTAATCCCAACCGGAACGGTTTTGCGTATACCGACATGATTATCAATTCCGGAAATCCGCTATCACCTAAGACTTACGTTTCTATAAACGGAGTTGAAGTGAACTACCGGTCTATCCAAACTATGTCTTTGCACCTATCTACGAACAAGCATGATGTTCTAATTATTACTATGGCTGGCATCCCTCCAAAAGCAATAACTGACTACATCGATGCTGCCGTAGAAATGGGTGTTTCGTCGGGTCAAGGACGTAGGCAGGACTTCCGTGGGTACGTTCTTTATGTAGAGCCAGAATCAGACAGCCGTGGGGCTCTTGTAAATAGCAGCCCATTCCAAGTTGCAAAGATTGTTTGCTTTGGCGCGTCTCTAAGTTTGATGGGTAAGAAACAGCGGATCTGGGATGAGGTCGGCATAAAGGACATTGCGTCTGAGCTGTGCTCGAACTACCACCTTAGTTTGGACGTCATCGATGACGGGTTTGTGCTCCCTAGACTTGCCCAGGCTGGGGAATCTGATTGGGCGTTCCTGGTGCGTATATGTGAAAAGTACGGTTACTCCGTAACGGTGCATGGAACCCATATGCACATATGG